AACCCAGACGCCTATGCGGGTGTACACAATCAGGACGGCATGATGCTGATCTTTGATGAGTCCAGCGGTATACCGGATGCAATTTGGAACGTTGGTGCTGGCTTTTTTACTGAAAACACGCCAGATCGGTACTGGTTTGCATTTTCAAATCCACGGCGCAACACCGGGTACTTCTTTGAATGCTTCAATGCCAAGCGTGATTTCTGGAAGTCTCGTTGCGTAGACGCTCGGACGGTAGAAGATACTGACAAAGCGGTGTACGACCAGATTATTGCCGAACATGGCGAGGACTCCAACCAGGCCAAGGTTGAGGTATATGGCGAGTTTCCATCGGCTGGTGAGGACCAGTTTATTGGCTCGATGTTGGTGGACGATGCTATGAAGCGCCCGAAGTACAAGGATTTCAGCGCACCTATTGTGATTGGTGTTGACCCGGCTCGGGGTGGGGCGGATGCGACTGTGATTGTGGTGCGCCAAGGGCGTGACATTGTGGCGATTAAGCGTTATCAGGGCGACGACACCATGACCACGGTGGGCCATGTAATTGAGGCTATTGAGGAATACAAGCCAACGCTGACGGTGATTGACGAGGGTGGTCTGGGTTATGGCATCTTGGACCGGCTGACTGAACAGCGGTACAAGGTACGTGGCGTAAACTTTGGCAACAAAGCAAAACAGCAGATTGCGTTTGGCAATAAACGTGCCGAAATGTGGAATGACATGCGAAACTGGCTCAAAACTGCTAGTATTCCGTCCGACAGGCAATTAAAAGCTGATTTAACGGGGCCACTACGCAAACCAAACTCGTCTGGGACCATTTTTCTGGAGGGAAAAAAGGAAATGAAGTCTCGCGGATTGGCTTCCCCGGATGCGGCGGATGCGATTTGCGTAACTTTTGCCTTTCCTGTGGCGCATCGTGACTATAATGCGAAAACTGAACGCCGTGTAAACGCGCAATCCGGCAGCGCAGCAACATCATGGATGGGGTCTTAATATGCCACTCGTCAAATCCAAAAGCCCCGCAGCATTTCGCAAGAATGTTGCTGCTGAAGTAAAAAGTGGCAAACCCGTCAAGCAGGCCGTGGCAATTGCCTATTCGGTGAAGCGTGAAGCTGCCAAACCAATGAAAAAGAAATAACATGGCTGACGTAACAGGCATCGTAGCCGCCGCAGCCGTTGCTGTTGGCGGTTCATCCAAAGACAAGAGCAACGCTGATGTGCTGGCTACCGCCCGTGCCCGGCTGGACTTGGCTATGTCGGCACTGTCTGAGTCCCGTGAAGAAGAGATTGACGACCTGAAGTTCTACGCTGGCTCCCCTGACAACCATTGGCAGTGGCCCTCAGATGTCTTGGCGACTCGTGGTGCAGTGCAGGGCCAGACCATCAACGCCCGGCCTTGTTTGACCATTAACAAGCTGCCACAGCACGTTCGACAAGTCACCAACGACCAGCGGCAGAACCGTCCTGGTGCTAAGGTTATCCCGGTAGACGACAAGGCTGACGTGGAGATTGCTGACATTTTTAACGGCATGATCCGGCACATTGAGTACATCTCTGACGCTGATGTGGCCTATGACACCGCTTGCGAGAACCAGGTATCCTACGGTGAAGGCTACATACGTCTGCTGACTGAGTATTGCGACGACAACACGTTTGACCAAGACATCAAGATTGGCCGGGTGCGTAACAGCTTCTCCGTCTACATGGACCCTACGATCCAAGACCCTACGGGTGCGGATGCGAAGTGGTGTTTTGTTACAGAAGACCTGACAAAGGCTGAATATGCCCGCTTGTACCCTGATGCAGCGCCTATCACGACTCTCCAGTCTCTGGGTGTTGGTGACCAGTCTATCTCTAATTGGCTCAATGAGGACACGATTCGCATTGCTGATTACTACTACGTTGACTATGACCGCGCCACGCTGAACCTGTATCCCGGCAATGCCACCGCATTCGTGGGCACACCAGAGGACAAGCAACTCAAGGCGTTTTACGGCAAGCCGCTAAAGTCGCGTGAGTCTGATCGTGCAAGGGTCAAGTATTGCAAGATTAACGGATACGAGATACTGTCCGAGAACGAATGGGCTGGCAAGTGGATTCCAGTGATTCGGATTGTTGGCAATGAGTTTGAAGTCGATGGCCGTCTGTACGTTTCTGGCTTAGTTCGCAACGCCAAAGATGCCCAGCGCATGTACAACTATTGGGTTTCACAAGAAGCCGAAATGTTGGCCTTGGCACCCAAAGCGCCATTTATTGGCTATGGTGGTCAGTTTGAGGGTTATGAGAACCAGTGGAAAACCGCCAACACGACCAACTGGCCGTATCTGGAGGTCAATCCGGACGTTACAGACGGCCAAGGCGCTGTTCTGCCACTACCCCAGCGCGCCCAGCCCCCGATGGCCTCCAGTGGGCTGTTACAGGCTAAGGCTGGTGCTTCTGAGGACATCAAGTCCACAACAGGCCAGTACAACGCTTCTTTGGGCATGGGAAGCAACGAACGCTCAGGAAAAGCCATCTTGGCCCGTCAGCGTGAGGGCGATGTCGGCACATACCATTACGGTGACAACTTGGCCCGTGGTGTCCGTCACATTGCCCGCCAACTCGTGGACCTGATCCCCAAGATTTACGATACCCAGCGTATTGCCCGGATCATTGGTGAAGATGGTGAGACAAAAATGGTCAAGATTAACCCTGACCAAGCTGAACCAGTCAACAAAATTGTGGATCAGCAGGGTGTCGTGCTTGAGAAAATCTACAATCCGGGCGTTGGCAAGTACGATGTTGTGGCGACCACCGGCCCAGGCTACGCTACCAAGCGCCAAGAGGCTCTGGAGGCGATGGCCCAGTTGCTGCAAGGCAACCCACAGTTGTGGCAAGTTGCCGGTGACCTGTTTGTCAAGAACATGGACTGGCCGGGTGCCCAAGAGATGGCTAAACGCTTTGCCAAGACTATTGATCCCAAGCTGATGTCTGATGGCGAAGACAATCCTGAGTTGCAGGCTGCACAGCAGCAGATGCAGGCGATGGGTCAGGAGATGGAGCAGATGCACCAGATGATCCAGAATGTCGGCAAGTCAATTGAGATGCAGGACATGAAGCGCAAGGACTACGAAGCTGAGATCAAGGCGTACCAGGCTGAAACACAGCGTATCAGTGCTGTGCAGGCCGGTATGACTGAACAACAGATTCAAGACATTGCGATGGGTGTGGTTGCTGCTGCAATGGAGCAAGGTGGTATCCCTGAGATGCGTGAGCCACAGGAAATGCCGCAAATGGAACAGCAAGGTATGGAGCAAATGCAACCACAAGGAATGCCAAATGAAATGCAGTGATTTTATGGGAATGCTATTCCTAGCCCGTGATGTGACCCACAGTGTTCACTTGAACACCCGCAGTTACTCCAAGCACGTTGCTCTCAATATTTTTTATGACCGCATTGTTGGCGCTGCCGATGACTTTGCCGAGGCTTACCAAGGCAGACACGGTATGATTGGGCCAATTAGCCTGATGTCTGCCAAGAAAACGACCAATGTGATTGAATTCTTGCAGGACCAGCTTGACGAGATCGAGAAGTGCAGATATGAGGTGGTTGACAAATCAGACTCATCGCTGCAACAATTGATTGACAATATCATTGAAATTTATTTGCGTACCTTGTACAAATTGCGCTTTCTTGCGTAAAGGAAAATTATGGAACTCCTGAATCCTTTGTCCAAAGCGGACTATCCTGCCAAGTCAGTTGCCTACACAGGTACTGCTGGTAACACTGGCACATGGACCGCTGGCCCCCAGGGTGTGGTTGTTTGGTCAGACCAAGCCTGCTACATTGAGGTTGGTGAAGGTGCTGTGGCAACTACCTCCAGCACACCAGTTCCACCGTTTACACCGATCCCGTTCAAAGTGCCTCAAGGTACTGGTAGTCTGTGGCGCGTAAGTGCGATTCAAGTGTCTACTGGTGGCACAATCTATTGCAAACCCATTAACTCGCAATGAGTTACTTTGGCATTCCCATCCGCAACGGCATAGCCATTGGCTTGGGTGCCGTCATGTCGCTGTTGTCTGGCTACGCTGATGCCACGGTGCAGGGCAATTTGCTGACTGAGATCGGCGACAACCTCGTCCAAGAGGACGGTGGTTTGATTCTTCTGGAGTAATTTGATGACAACTGTAACTCTTTCGATATTTGCAGGAGTTGGCGCACAGTTGTTTGACAACAACGGCAACCCGCTTTCTGGTGGAAAACTTGAAACATATCAAGCGGGCACATCAACACCGTTGGTTACGTACACATCAAGCACAGGCAACACGGCGCATACAAACCCTATTGTGCTAGATTCTGCTGGCCGGGTGCCCGGCGGCGAGATTTGGTTGAATTATGCATATTTGTACAAATTCGTCGTAAAAACATCGACAAATGTTTTAATTGCAACATACGACAATATTGGTGGTAGCTTTAACGCATCTTCAATTATTGCCAACTTTACTGGTAACGGCTCTACTGTTGCATTTACGCTGGCAAGCGCACCAGCAGGCGAGAACGCAACCAATGTGTACATCAATGGTGTGTACCAGCAAAAAAACACGTACAGCGTTGCTGGCGCTGTTCTCACATTCTCACAAGCGCCCCCAGTTACTTCATCAATTGAAGTCAACTACGTCTAAGGAACAATCATGGCAGATAAAAGAATCTCCGCGCTACCTAGCGCATCAACTCCTCTTGCTGGCACAGAAGTATTGCCAATTGTGCAGGGTGGCGACACGGTAAATGTGTCTGTTGCAAACCTTACTGATGGCCGTGCGGTTGCAATGGCAGGTGGTTCGTTTACTGACAACATCGTCCAAGGCACCGCAGCCAAAGGTATCAATTTCACCGCCAATACCCCAGCAGCGGGCATGACGAGCCAGTTGCTGAACTGGTATGAGCAGGGTACTTGGACTCCAACGGCAGTCGGGTACGATGGTGTTATGACAGTCGCCAACGCTACTTACATAAGAATTGGTAATCTGGTGAAGGCAAGTGCAAGTGTTACATACGATGGAACAGTAGACGCATCTACGGTTAATATTATTGGCTTACCGTTTGCGGTAACCGCTGCTGGTGTTAATGGTGGTGATGGCGGAGCAATCACTTTTTGCACTAACGGAACTCTAAAATATGCAGATTTTAGTTCAACTACAAATCTTCGTTTTTATGACACGCTTGGCGCATTGGTAACTTA